CTGGTACTTTTTGCTTCAGTTGAGATATATAACCCTCCCCTGCTAATACAGTACTACTAGCAGGGGGTTAGCTTACTACCAAACTATCCTAACAGAGATGTTTTCACCCTACCTAAAGAAAGAAACATAACTTATTGTTACTAACATTTTTTTCGGTGAACAACCTCGTATTTTCACCCTAATTAACAGTGAAATACAAATACAATTGTTACTCATACTAAAGGATTGTCGACCTATTTAGGGATAGTTATGGCACAGACACAGGTAAATATATTGCTCAACTCAACCTAAGCACATTTCCATTGGTTGTGTATGGACATATTGTCGGTACATGGATAACCACATAATACCTTTGATTGTTGTTACTATTGTTGTGGTTCATTGCCCTAAAACTCCGAAGAGTTTCAATTCACGTAGTTTGTCCAGCATTTCTTGCTCGAGCCACAGGAGATTACATTCGAGAGTTTTCACACTTAGGTCACGCTGATTCAAAAACCAAAGTAATTGTCGGCTAGCCCACCGTTTTATCTCATTACCATAACGTGGACCTATTCCATCAGTCAGGGGTGTAGGATATTTCCATTTATTGAGTAAAACGCCAGTAAAGATGTTCTTACTTACTCGCCGTGCGTATTTACTCACCCATGACTGCCATTCTTCTCTGATGTAAGACATGTAGTCCCCCCGCTCTACCACGTATCTTTGATGAATTCCGCGGACTAACCTTGGCCAATGTTTGATGTCCCACATTGTATGGGTTGGAGGAATAGGTTCCATTGGATACACGACTTTACCTTTGAAGGGCTTTGTTACATTCCAGCGTGGGGTAACATCTCCCCACAATTCCGCTTGGCGGATGCCCCAAGTCGCAGCTAATTCTTGCTTAAATTCATTAGCTTCATCCTCAGTCAGAGCGATGCCTGCTCTATACAACCTATTAGTCCAGAAACCCCAATCTAGTCCCACTCTTCTACGTTCTTTTACAATGTAAGGTCGGTGCCACATACCGTCCCATTCCTTTAATAGGTCGTGTGCCATACTACTTCGGTGGTCTAACCCAGCACCTCCTACTGCGTTAGGTGTCATAGCGAATCCTACCACGTGGTGTCGAGGAATTTTTGCTCCCATTGCATCTTCTATATACATTTGAGCACATACACGTGGTGCGCCACCTCGGATTGCACAAGCATGCCACTGCATAAATGTGCCATATAACCGATCCTCAGCAGTAATCGACCGTTCTAAGATGGGATTACGCCATCGAATATTCAGGAGTGACCGTGATAAGTAACCAGTAATTCCACTCACCTCATAACTGCGCCGCAGGAATTCTGCGCGGAATCGTGACATATACGTTTTTTCAGGGTGAACTTCATAGCCAACTTTCTGGAATGTATCTACAATCCAGTTGACAATCCATTTTTCTCTGATTCCAAAAATGATATCATCCCCCTGAGATCTATAGCAACGTAATGTTATATTCCTGTTTATCCTTCGTTCAGTTATGCGTTTAACAACACGGAATGATGAGATGTTGAGTAGAGTATCCAGAAGTGTTGTCCAACGCCATCCACTGGCCATACCATTACCCCACTCCCAGATGTTACCCGCATATTCCACTGTAGCACCATGGACAGCAAGAGAATCCCAAATTGCAGCCCAGACATCGCAAAAATCTATGTGTGGTAGTCTACTACATATAAACGTACCCATCACAAACAACACAGTAAGCAGTGACATACGAGTCTGGTGGACATCAAAACTGGCTTGATCCAAGGGAACTTTCCAATAGTTAGGGTCCCGCGTCATAGACAATATATCTTCGTCAATCTTCTCGTTACCTGCAGCACTACAGAACAGGGTCGAGGTCTGTGAATTGTGGAGTCCTTTTTCAAGAAGAGAAGATATGAAATCCATTTTCCGGTTTAACTCGTTCCCACACTTAACCGCAGGTCGTATCTTTCCTGCTTCGCTTTTTTCTATCACTATCAAGCGATCCTTCATGCCCGTTTTCATCTGCCTGAAAATGTCACTGTCTGAGAAATTCTTGCCGTCCACACCTTTCATTGTCCTTGTCTTTCTCATTACACCATCTATAGTAACTGAAGTGTTAGGTCCAGTCCCGCTTGCCCCCAACATCCAGCGCCCATCCTTGATCCAAGTGTCAAGGTCCATCAGTTCTCCGGGATCTGTCCATTCTTCGTTAAGATAATCCCATAACTCTTCAGCCTGCATAGATAGGTACTCATTCTCTCCCAGTGGTCCTCCAAGTTCTTTTTTGTCAACTAGCCATTCCCGTACTTCATTAACCAATCCACCTACCTTCTTATATTCTCGGTAACCATAGTGTACTTCCCAGTAACACATGTACCTCCACAATGGATGGAAAGAAGGTCCAGCAAGTTTGAGCAAGCCAGTCCTTTTCTTTAAGAAGGAGTGTGCGTCGTGTATGCACATCTTTTTTAAGTACGTAGTCTTCAGTCGATCAAAATCGTCAAGCATCATATTCCCACGTCTGCGACCCAACATTCTAGCCAGAATATGCAACCCATCCTCCAATAAACCTTTTTCTAGACGGTTACAAGCAAAACAACCCTCGTGGTTATGCCTATAACGTTCCAGTTTCTTCAGAAAGGAAGTAGTGGGAGCACAGCAACCAGGTATGTCACACTTGCACTTCAATGATGCTTGATACAATTCTTCTTCACGGTGTAAAAATTTAGTATAGGTCCATTCGTCCTCGCTGGTGATCTTAGCGTTGCAAGGTCCGAAGCATGAGAAATCGTTTAATTCTAGATTTGTAGGTCCTCGACGGCCAGGTCGTCTACCCCGTCGTCGTCGTGAGTCTTTCCAGGCTTCCTCTTCCGCCTCGGATCGTTGTCCGCTGGTATGGTGATTACTCCAGGCTGTCCATGTTCTGGCCCTCTTGCTCCACTTGCAACGGGAGGTTCGTGAGGATCTTTCAATCCACTCAATTGCTCCTGAC